GGATAAACCATCTGAATCGTATAGTACCATAAACCCTCCTACATTTAAAGGGGTAATTTCTTCATTTAATGAACCAATTATATCTTCTTTACTATCATCTGATATGTTAGGTTCGCGTATATTCATTAATTGATAATTAATATTTAATTGATTTTTGGCCTCTAATATACTTGCGTACATTGGGCTTTTCTTTGCGTTATCTTCGCTTATTTTATAAATTTCATCTAGTTTATATTCATAAGAATCATCTAAAGGAAACAATTTAATAACTTTTTTAGGACCTAATCCTCTAACTCCTGGAAGATTATCTGAATTATCTCCCATTAGTGCTTTGTATATTAAGAAGTTGTTAGGATGAACACCAAATTCATCAATAACATCGTTGACTTTATATGTTTTTTTCTTAATAGGTGAATAAACTTGTATTTTATCACTAATTAATTGATAGAAATCTTTATCAGCAGACATAATTGTCACTGTTTTACATTCTTCTTCCTTAGCATAATGATTTGCTATAAGTCCTATACTATCATCTGCTTCAATTTTATCAATTGATACTAAAGATACAGGAAGTTGTTTTAAGTACTGGATAAGGCGGGTCATTTGGTTAGTCATGGCTTCACTTTCATCACCTTTATCATCAAATATATCCCAATTTGTAATACGAGATATACTTCTATTACCTTTATACTCAGGGTATAAATTCTTTTTATTAACAGTACTACCGTGACCGTCAAATACTAATATTACTCTAGTAGGACGGAATGATTTAATAGCATAACCAACACTTCTTAAATAACCCACAAGACCACCTATATGGTGGCCTGCCGGGTTAAGTGAGTTTATTGATGAGAAGTTTCTTATGAACGTGTTCATAGAATCTATAATAAGTACTCTACTGTTTTTAGTAGGTTTGTCTTCTACTATTGAATCCAATACTTGACGGAGGAATCTTTTATCAAACATTATTCTTCAATTTCTAACATTGGTGATATGCTTTGACTTTCATTCCACTCACTAGCATCTTCAGTAATTTGTAAACTGTCTACATCTGTTATTTCTTCAAACCATTCGTGAGCATACGTTTTCTTATACTCTTTTACAGCTTCTGGTGTATCAGGAATAAATCCGTGTGGTGTTACAATTACAGTTGAAGCTGTAGCAATACCGCAATCAGCATGAATTTTATCAATTGCTATTTTAGTACGTTTAGCAAATTCAACTTTTTTACCTTTATGCTGTACGTTAATTTTAGAAGTACCGCTATTTGTAACGTTTCCAAATGTAATTACAATGGCAGCATCCCAATACATTGCATTCCCACCTTTATTTGTCATTCTTGGTTGTGACATTGGTGTTAATGCTGGTTGTACTCCAGTTTTATTAATTACAAAGAATGTATTTGTGTAAGGATATTTCTCTTTACGTGATAGTGGGAATTGTTGGTTAATAAAGTTACCAAATTGAGTAGCCATAGCACCAGCATTCCACATAGGATTATTATTTCCTTGTTTAACACTCATATCACATGGAATCGATCCAACTGAATCCCAAAGAAATAATAAGTCGTAAGGTAATTTACCTTTTTTCTGTTCATCAAGTATATCAGCAATAAATGCAGATACATCTTCAATAGTGTTTAATGAAGAACGGTCAACATATAGGAAAAATCCTTTATAATCAACATCTTCTCCGGTTTCGGCATTAGATACAGCTTCAATTTCTAATCCCATCTTTTTAGCATGGGCAAAATCCCATTTCATCTCAGTAATGATAAACACAGGTAACACTCCAAGTTGTTGAGCAGAAACTGCTGCTTCAATCATTAGTGTAGTTTTTCCTGTATCAGATCCTCCTCTAGCTATAGTTACTTGTCCCATTGGCACTCCCGGGATAGAGAGTGCTTCGGCTACTGCATGTGAGAATGGGATCCATCTTTGTTTTTTAAACTTTGATGATTCTGATAGATTTTTAGATTTTTTGAATGAATCTAAATCAAATCCTTTGTTAGAAGATGACCTGATGGCAACAGATGCTGCATCATTTATAGTGTTTCTTTTGGCCATAATTATTCTTTATCAAATAAATCTTCGAACTTGTCAGCTTTTGGTTGTTTTGTTTGTAGTGTGTATGGAGATGCTTTTTCTTCTTTCTTTTCCCAAGGTAAGTCTCCCATACCTGGTGTTTCATCTTCATCATCAGTAGTAGAAGCAATAGGAGTATTGTCTTCTTCTTCTTCAGGATTAGCCCACTTTTCAAAAATTTCTTTTAAGCTTTCGTAAGTGTGTTTTTTATTGATAGCAAAGATATCAGGTTGTTCATCTAAGTATGAACGTAATGCTACTGCATCTTCTGTAATAGGTGTAGTTTTTACTCTTGGTGTAAGAATACATTTTACTACTTTACGACCTGCTACTGTATCGTCTGTTCCTTCTACAATGAAGTCACGTCCATCTTGAATATCGGTAAAATCACCGTAATCTTCATTCATAGCAATGTTCATTAATTGAGTGTAAATTTCTTTACCGAACTCCCATAAACGAACTCCTTTGTCTTCTTCACCTCTTACGATAACAGGTGCAAATACTCTCATTTTAGGAGTAATTTTCTTAGCCATTTGCCAATGGTCTGGGTTGTCTGATTTACGAAGTTTTTGTGCTGCTTCTGCAATAGGATCAGCTTCACCCCAATTAGTCAATGCTAAAATTGGACCTTTAGTGTACCCATAATGGAAATAAACCTCACGGAAAGGAGTAGATTTATTAAATTTAGAAGGCACAATACGAATTTGATGTTTTCCTACTTTAGGTTTCCAAAAAATCTTTGTGTAGTCAGTTTTTTCCTTAGATTGTCCTTTGTTGTTAAAGGACTCTAATGTTTGTTTAATTAAAGATAAATCCATAACGTTTTAAAATTTGTTTATAACTTGTTTTGTGTAAATATAAAAAAGAAAGTTGGGGAATCCAAATTATAGTTTGACTATATTATGAATTTTTGTATGTACTTTTCTTAATCCCCCTTCTTGTGTAAGTAAGATAACATTCTGATGGTCTAACCAATTTACTTTATAATTAGTATCTAATACACCTCCGTTCAATTCTTTAATTAAAGCGTTAAGAGCATTGATTGTGTATAAAGTATTTGATTCTTTTTTACGATGTAATAAAATCGTACTAGGCAATGCGTTTTTAGAGCTAGTATTAATTACATCTATATTATAGGTTAATATAAATTCATCAGTATCCGGAGATTCTAATACAAATATTTTGTTATATAGAATTGAGTACTTATGTGTAAGCGTGTGTAAAGTTTCGTCTAGTTTATCTTGTGCAACAAATGTGCAAAAAAGTTTATTTCCTACCATGTCATTTATAATGATGTCATTAAATTCATAACTGGTGATAAATATCGGGTTGTCTGTCATAACCATTGGGTATCTTATGTTAATTCGTTATAGTTGTTTCCTATTTTTACTTTAGTTGGGTACTTAAATTTAGATATTATTTCTTTAATTTGTGGTATTTCGTCTTTAACGGCGTCTATTAATATAGAATCGTACGTGTATAACACAATTCTTGATTTCAATACTCTAAAATCATTAAATAAATTAAATAATTGTTCAACATTTTGTGATGTTTCGAAATTTTGTATAAGATAATTTAATATTTTTTGAGGATTAGGATTTTCAATGTCTTTTAAACGAAATATTTTTCCTGATGGCGCCGTAATTGAACCCCCGTATTGTATTTCATCCCAAAGATTATCTGTAAACATGTGTACATTCTTAAAGAATGGTCTTTGTTGTAATTCATATCTTATACCACCATATAAATTTTGGAATGTTGTTTCTTTAACTTTTGGTATGTCTTCAGTTTGTAATATTTCTGCTATTTGAGCATAAACATTTGTTTCTTTATCGAATTCATATCCTGTTAAAGTCCCTAACAATCGTGGATGGTAACCATTAAAATCAAACTCTAAATATACATCATTATTAGGAATATAACAAGTTCTTTCACCATTTTCTTTATTTAAAGCAGCATAATTTATGTTGTTAAATGAATTAGAAGGACGACCTGTTAATGTATATAAATTGTATTGAGTATAAGCTCTTCCTTTACTAATTGAAAATTGAGGTGTATT